TCTCGCAGAAGCGGCTCTGGTCTGATCTCCACACGAAGGCCGCTGGAGACGCAGAGGCAGAGCTCGCGGCGATCACGGACGACGAGAAGCTGATCGCTCGCGCCGTCGACAAGGTGCTCCAAGGCCAGATCCGGTCGGTGCTGAAGGAACTCCGCTCGGCGACCGCGCCGACCGCGGAACTCGTCCAGAAGGTCGAGCAGATCCTCGCCGCGACCAAGTGGGACCGCGAGCTCGTCGCGGCCATGAAGCCGTTCATGCGCGCCTCGCTGCAAGAGGGAATCCGGATCGGCACGGACGCCATCCGCTCGATGGCGAGCGACCTCTCCGGCTACGAGCTGAAGTCGCCGGAGCTCGAGTCCTACATCGAGAACGAGTCCGTCCGTCTCTCGCGCGGAGCCGCGCGCGGCGTCAACCGCTACACCGTCACGCGCGTCTCCGAGATCCTCGGCGAAGGCGTCCAGAACGGCGAGACGGTCGACCAGCTGACCGAGAAGGTACAGGACTGGGCCGGCAAGCAGGGAGACGCCGAGCGGTCGACGCTCTCGCGCGCCCGGACGATCGCCCGTACCGAGGCCATGCGCGCGAGCCGCGCCGCCGAGGTCGAAGCGTGGAAGTCGAGCGGCATCGTCGAGGGGAAGACCTGGCTCCTCGCGCCCGACCCGTGCGAGTTCTGCGAGGCCGCGGCGAAGGCCTTCGGCGAGAAGTCGATCGGCGTCGGCGAGAGCTTCTTCGCCAAGGGTGAGACGCTCGAGGGCGCGGACGGCGGAACGCTCTCCCTCGACTACGAGGCCGTCGACGGTCCTCCGCTTCACCCAAACTGCCGATGCTCTCTGCTCCCGAAGCTTGCCGGCGACTACGCCGACATTCAGGCAGAGATCGACCGCGACCTCGAGGCCGAGCTCGCTCGGATCGCCAAGGAGAATCCATGAACCGCAAGGCACTCACCGCAGAGATCCAGAGCAGCGCGAAGGGCTTCACGGCCGTCATCACGGCAGAGACGATCGACCGGGATGGCGAAGTCCTGATCCCGTCCGGAATGAACTCCAAGGAGTTCGAGCGGAACCCGACCCTCTTCTGGAACCACGACTACGCGGAGCCGGTCGGCAAAAATGTCGGCCTCAAGCGGCGAGAGAAGGACATCGTCGGCGAGTTCGTCTTCGCGAAGAGGCCTGACGGCTACACGGGTGACTTCTTCCCGGAGGTCGCCGCCGCGCTCGTCGGACAGGGAATCGTCAACGGCGTCTCCGTCGGCTATGTGCCGGAGGAAGGCGGAATCCGTCGCGCGACCGACATCGACCGCAAGAAATACGGCGGCAATGTCTCGACGATCTACTCCCGCTGGAAGCTGCTCGAGGTCAGCCTCGCGCCGCTTCAGGCGAACCCGGAGGCGCTCATCACGGCCGTCAAGAAGTCCGTTCGCTCCGGCGACCTGTCGCCGGCGTCCGCGAAGAAGTGGTTCGCGGTCGAGGCTCCGACGAAGATCGTCGTCCCGGTGACGATGCCCGCGCCCTCATCCGGGCCGCGCGCGAAGCCGATCAACCTCGACGGCATCGTCGCGCGCGAGATCGCGCGGCTACGCGGTGCCGTCCGCCTCTGACGCGAATCGGTGCGCCTACGGCTTGTCGCCTGCAAGCGCTCCTCGCCTCGCCAAGCAGCGGAAAGGAACGGAGTTTTCACATGGACACCATGAACCTCAACGACTTCCGGAGCGCCCTCGAGCGCGCCGGCAAGTTCAAGGGTGAGACGGGCGTCGTCGCCCAGAAGAAGCTCATCCTCGACAAGTACATGATCGTCGACGAGAACGGTCTTGCCGTCGATCCGGAATCCCTTGACATCACGATCTCCGCCGCGGCCCCTGCGCCCGAGATGGAGGAGGACAGCATGAACACCGAGAACCTCGAAGAGAAGATCGCGAAGAGCGTCCGGTCGGCGCTCGTCGCAAACGCCGCTCCGTCGGCGCGTCCGATGGCCGTCGTCGCAGAGCCGAAGGCCTGGGACACCGCAAAGCAGTACGGCAAGCTCAAGGCCTTCAAGAGCAAGGAGAACGCCTACCGCTTCGGTTCGTGGTGCCTCGCCGCGATGGGCCACCAGAAGAGCGCCCAGTTCTGCAAGAACAACGGCATCCACATGAAGGCGCACACCGAGGGCGTGAACAGCGCCGGCGGCTTCCTCGTCCCCGACGAGTTCGAGAACGAGCTGATCTCGCTCCGCGAGTCCTACGGCGTCTTCCGCCGCAACGCGAAGATCTACCCGATGGGTTCGGACACGCTGCGCATCCCGAAGCGCACGGCCGGCCTCACGGCGTACTTCGTCGGCGAGGCGAACGCCGGCACCGAGTCGACGCAGACGCTCGACTCCGTCCAGCTGGTCGCGAAGAAGCTCATGTGCCTCACGACCGTCTCGAACGAGCTGCTCGAGGACGCGATCGTCAACATCGGCGACGACATCGCGAACGAGGTCGCGTACCAGTTCTCCTACAAGGAGGACGACGCCGGCTTCAACGGCACCGGCACCTCGACCTACGGCGGCATCGTCGGACTCGCCGGCGCTCTCACCGACACGACCTACCAGGTGTCCGACGCAGGAGCGGTCACGACTCACGCCGGAGTCGTCATCGCCAACATCCACGCAGCGCTCGGACTGCTCCCCGCGTGGGCCTACGCTCGCAACAATGTGAAGATCTACTGCCACAAGAAGGTCTTCCACGCTGTCTTCGAGCGTCTGGCGATGGCTTCCGGCGGCGTCACCGCGGCCGAGATGACGAACGGCATCGCCCCGCGCTTCTTCGGCTACCCGGTCGAGTTCTCGCAGGTTCTCCCGACGACCGAGTCCGGCGGCGCGGTCTACGCCTACATCGGCGATCTCTCCCAGGCCTGCTACCTCGGCGACCGTCGCGCGACTTCGGTCGCATTCTCCGATTCCGCTCTGAACGCCTTCGAGCAGGACGAGCGTGTCGTCCGCGGCACCGAGCGCTTCGACATCGTCTGCGCGAATGTGGGCGGCTCGACCGCTACCGGCGCGATGGTCAAGCTCACCCTCTGATCCACAAGGAGCAAGACACCATGAAGTCTTCGACCAAGATCCTGATCTCCACGATCAGCGCGACCAACGCAAGCCAGGTCACCGCCGAGTTCGATACCCAGGGCTACAACTTCGCCAAGATCATCGCCCTCGGCAACACGACGAACGGCGCACAGACCAACAACAACCTCCTCGTCGAGAGCGACACCTCCGGCGGCACGACCAACTCGATCTCCGGCTATGTGCAGGGGACCGACTGGACGCAGAACACGAACGCCGTCGTCGCAAACGCCGCGAAGATGGTCTGGGGCGTCCCGCTCGGAGGCCGGAAGCGCTACCTCAAGGCGACCTTCACGCCGAGCGGCACCTGCCAGTGCGCGCTCGTCTGCGAGCTCTCCGATGCCTACGACACGGCTCTCACCCGTGCGCAGGCGGCGGTCGGCTCGAGCGTCGGCCTCTGATCCGGTTCCATCTCTCCTCCGGAGCGCGGCGGTCCTCGGACTGCCGCGCTTCTTTTTTCGCTGCTATGCTGCCGATAGGAGGACAGCATGGAAGCAGACAAGAGCACGGATACGCTCGTCGTCAACTCGCTCGAGGACACCAAGTGCGCCGGGATTGCGGACGGATCGCTTTCCGCGATCGACCTCGGCCGATGGCTCGACCGCGTCAGGCACACGGAGAGCCTCAACCTCCTCCGCTATCTCGCCACGAAGATGCGCGACCGCGGACGGCTTACCCTCACGGTGACCGACTTCGAGGCCGCGATCAAGGCCTACACGACCGGCAACGGCGACCCGGAGAAGATCATCTGCGGGGAGAACGGATTAAACCGCGCGATCTGGAACCGCGGCAAGATCTCCGACATCCTCAACATGGCCGGCTTCGAGGTCATCGCCGGCGCGAACGGATCGCTCGCGTGGAAGCCGTCCGAGGACGCGATCGCCGTCGTCGCCGAGAAACGCGAGCGGCCGAACCCGAAGATCCCGCTCGAGGGCGTCGTCGCGATGATGTCCCTCCCGCGCGTGGCGTGGACGGAGACCATGTGCCATACGCTCGAGGCCGTCGCGAAGCTCCAGATCCCCTTCGTCAAGTCTACGGGCGTCTTCTGGGGCCAGTGCCTCGAGCGGATGCTGACGAAGGCCGCGGAGGAAGGGACGAAGTACGCGCTCACGATCGACTACGACTCGATCTTCGAGGTGCGCGATGTCGTTCGCCTATGGCAGATCATGGAGTCGAACCCGGATATCGCGGCGCTCTGTCCGCTTCAGATCGGCCGCGACCGGGACGCGCTGCTCCTGAACCTCGTCGACCGCGACGGGAATCAGCTGCAACAGGTGACGAGCGAGGACTTTCACGCGGAGGCGGTCGACATCAAGAACGGCCACTTCGGCTTGACGCTGATCCGTCTTGAGGCGCTGCGCGACCTCGCCCATCCGTGGTTCATCGGAGTTCCGGATCAGGACGGCCGATGGGATGACAAGCGGACGGACGACGACATCTACTTCTGGCACAAGCTCCGATCGCATGGCAAGCGCGTCTGCGCGACCCCGAAGGTGCGGCTCGGCCATCTCCAGCTCGTCATCACCTGGCCGATGGACGACTGCTCCGTCCGTCATCAGTACCTCAACCGATACTACGAGGAAGGGAGGCCGGCAGAGTGCATGACCTACTAATCGTCCTGCGACCATTCTCGGTCTACGATCCTGCGGTAGGCCGACGCGAGTTGCGTCCGGGAGCGAGGATCAACCTCTCGAGCGACCTCGCGGAGAAGCTCGTCCGCGAAGGCTACGCGCAGCGCGTCGTTGCGGCTGCGCCGCTGTTCGCGGATTCCACCGACCCTCCCGAGAAGCCGATGAGGAAGCGGAAGGAGCCGAAGCGTGGCGATCGACACGAACAACCTCACGACCCTGGCGGTGCTCAAGACATGGCTCGGGGTGACGGACACGGCTGACGACATCGTCCTACAGTGGTCGATCCAGCAGGCGAGCCGGATCGTCCAGACGCATTGCGCGAGGAACTTCACCGAGCAGCGGTACTACGAGATCCGGGACACCTATGGGGCGATGCGCCTCGCGCTTGAGCAGTCTCCGGTGACGGTCGTCCGTTTCGTCGGCGTCGGCTGGGATTCCGTGCTGTCGATCAACTCGACTAACTCGACCGACGCCTTCGCGTCCGTCGCCGTCGACGCGGATCAGGTCCATCTCACGCGCGTCTCGTCAACCGGAACGGAGACTGCGAGTCAAGTTAGCTTCGGCTCGCACGATGTCTCGTCCGAGGTCGTGAATCACATCAATACGATCAGCGGATTCTCTGCCGGCCTGATCCTCAATGTGCCGAGCCGATACATCCGGCGTCTTGCCGGCCGCGATGTCCGGAACTCGACGGCGTACCTCGAGGCACCGACCGAGGGACTCGACGACTACCAGATCGACCTCGACCGAGGCATGATCTACGGGAAGACGCTCGACCGATACCGATCCGTCCTGGTCGACTATACGGCCGGCTACGCGACCATCCCGACCGATGTCGAGCTCGCGACCCTGACGATCGCGGCGCGATCCTACCGCGCTCGGACGCGCGACCGCTCCATCGCAAGCGAGTCGCTCGGAGGCTACTCCTACTCGACGCGCTCGCTGGTCGAGATCGAGGACGAGGAGAAGCGGATGCTCGCCCCGTACCGGAGGATCAGATGAGCATCGAGAGCATCGTCTCCGAGTTCGGGATCACGCTCTACATCCACCGGCCGACGATGTCCGTCTCGAGCGACGGCAAGCCGAACCGGACCTACGCCTCCGTGGGGGAGTGCGTCGGCTTCGTTCAGCCGGGATCGCAGAACTCCGATGTCCTCGAGGGCCGGATGAGCGGGAGGACTGGGGCGACGATCTACATCGCCGGCTCGGTTGATATCCGGATCGACGACGAGCTCTACACGGGGACGAGCGGCACGGTCACGCGGTGGCGCGTCTCGGGGAAGACGAATCCCGGCGAGACGGCGCGCGCCTTTTCCCTCGCGCACCGCCTGAAGATGACGGTCGTCGACGCCGTCCAGGTCGACCCGGACCTCGCGCTATGAGCACGGACCCTAAAGTCAGCATCGACCTCGAGGCGATCGCGAAGGCGGTCGACGCCGCGACCATCGAAGGTCTGAACGCGGTCCAGGTGCTCTTTGCGTCAACCGTGAGGAAGCAACTCTCGCAGCCCGGTACGGGCCGGATCTATCGAATCGGGAAGGGCAAGAAGAGCGGACGCAACCTCCGCGCGCGCGGCTTCCACCGGGCAAGCGCCCCCGGCCGTCCGCCGGCCGTCGACACGAACCGGCTCCGGTCGTCGTGGATCACCGCGAGCGGGACGATTGCGCCGGGAACCTCGCAGCGGTGGAAATACGGCTACCTCACCGCGTCACGGACGCCGGATCGCGTCATCCTCGTCTACGGATCGTCGGTCGTCTACGCGCGCCGGCTCGAGCTCGGAGGCGGCAGGATCGCCGCTCGCCCGTATCTCAAGCCGTCGCTCAATGTTGTCGGTCCGAAGGCCGAGAAGGTCATGGCTCGAGCTATGAGT